TGGAACATCAAAAGCTAAACACGGAACTTCAAAATTTGATTTTACAGGAGCTAAAAGAAAAGAGGGGAATCAATTTAGATATATTTATTTAATTGATAAAAATTGTAAAATAACAGTTCCAATTTTGCCATTTAATAAAATAGACGAGTTAAATGTTGGAATGTATAAAGGTAAAAACATTAGTTTAGCCGAAAGAAAAAAAATTGATTTATGCAAACAGGAGACCAAGTTAGATGGGAAATTGACGGAAAATTCAGAGAATGAATTTTTAGACAAGATTTAGGCGAAAAAGCTGAAGTTATTTGCACAAGATTTGAAAACGTCCCAATGGCAATAAAAACCATTGTTGATAAAAAATTACTAATTTTGATTTAACAAATGCGCAAATAGGGTAAGGTAACCCGCTCAACATTCCAGTTGGGAGATGGCAGTCGGACTGACCTTTGCGCTCAAAAACTATGGCAAGACCAAGAGCAAATATCGACTGGACAGAAGCTGGAAGGCTTTTGCAAGCTGGATGCGACGGCGTTCAAATAGCGGCTTATTTTGGGTGCGATCCAGAGACTTTGTACAACCGCTGCAAGGAGGATTTGTCTATGGGTTTTACCGACTTTTTAAGACAAAATAGAAGCAAGGGAGATGCGTTGTTATTAGCTAAGCAATATGAAGCTGCTTTAAAGGATAAGGACAGAGGAATGCTTATCTGGCTAGGCAAACAAAGGCTTGGACAAAGAGATAAGCAAGATTTAGATCATACGACCAAAGGCGAAAAAGTAACGCCTCCAATTACTTGGGTATCTACTAAATAATGGATAAAATCCAATTACTAGATAAATACAAGCCTTTATTTGTTGAAATTCCGCAAACCAGGTATTATTTAATAACTGGCGGTCGTGGCTCCGGTAAATCGTGGACGCTTTCCCTATTCCTTTTAAATCTAACTTACGAGGGAGGCCACGTTATTTTGTTTACCCGTTGGACACTAACAAGTGCGTTTATTTCAATAATTCCAGAGTTCATTGATAAAATTGAGTTAATGAATAAGGAAGCAGACTTTGAAATTACCCAAAGCGAAATAATTAATAAAATAACAGGCTCAAAGATTTTATTTCGTGGAATCAAGACCAGCCAAGGGACGGCAACTGCTAATCTTAAATCAATCGCTGGCGTAACTACATTTATTCTAGACGAATCTGAGGAATTAAACGACGAAGACGTATTTGACCGCATAGACCTTTCTATTAGAGCGGCAAATAAGCCTAACCGCGTGATTCTTGTAATGAATCCAAGCTACAAGTCGCATTGGATTTATAATCGATTTGTAAAGCAGAAAATTAGCAACTGCACTTACATACATACAACCTACCTAGACAACGAACGCAACCTTTCGCAATCATTTATAGATCAAGCGCAAAGAGTTAAGCAAGAAAACCTCCACAGATATGAGCATTTGTTTTTAGGCATATGGCTAGACGATGCCGAAGGTTTACTTTGGTCAAAGCCTTTAATTGACAAAATAAAAATAGCATCAAAACCAAATTTAGAGCGCATAGTTATTGCAATCGATCCAGCTGCGTCCGCAAATCTAGATTCAGACGAAACAGGAATTATAGTACTTGGAAAGGATATGCACGGCAAAGGTTATGTCTTGGAGGATTTATCTGGTAAATATTCACCTAATGAATGGGCAAAAGTAGCAAGCCAAGCGTTTAAGAATTGGGATGCTGATTGCATAGTAGCAGAGAAAAACACAGGTGGTGATATGGTAGAAAGCATTTTAAGGTCGCAAAATACAACTGCAAGAATAAAGCTTGTAACTGCAACGAAAGGAAAGTACGTCCGTGCAGAACCTATTTATAGCCTTTATGAGCAAAATAAAATATACCACGTTGGCAGTTTCCCAATCTTAGAAAAACAAATGGTTACATTTGATCCAGACAAAGGCAAATCGCCTGACCGCGTGGACGCATTGGTTTGGGGATTTACTGAATTAATGCTTGGAACAAAATTTGAATTTTCGATATGAATAAAGAAGTTTACGCTCTTTTAATCTGGATGCTAGTTTGCTACCTACTTATTTCTTTTATATTTCTTGATTTTAATCCCATAGCCTGGAGCTGGGTTGGTCGTTTGTTATTGATATCTAGCTGGTTTTGGGGAGTATCATATTTTGAAAAAAATATTTAGGTATATTTGTTAAAACAAATATGCTATGCTATTAAAGGCTTTAAGGGATTACATTAAGCCGCAGGTAATTTATACGGCTCCTAAAACGGATGTAAACCTACTAAATCAAATCCTATACGGCCAATTCACGGCCTCCACGTTGGTAGTTTGGTACGACGCAAACCAGCAAACGTTTATAGACAAAGGATACAAAGGAAATGCCTTGGTCTATTCAATTATTCGTAAAATAGCAGAAAAGGGCAAGCAATGTCCTACTTACGTTTACAAGGAAACCGAAGCAAGCAAAAGATTTAGGAGCGGAAAGTATAGCACAAAAGAATTAAACCGCTTACAATCAATCGCAATGCGAAAAAAGGAATTGGTTGACGTGGTATATACCGATCCTGTAAATCAATTAATTAAGCATCCAAACCCAATGCAAACCTGGGCAGAGTTTTTGGATAATATGATTACTTGGTATAATACAAGCGGCGAAGTATTTGTTTACGGATTTCAGCCTAATGAAGGCTTGAATAAAGGCAAAATTCAAGAAATGTATGTAATGCCTTCAAACTATGTGGAAATAGTAGCTGGTAACTTATTTGAGCCGGTACGCGGTTATAAATTGATAATTGGTGACCAAAATATTGAAATTCCAGCCGATCAGGTATTGCACATAAAAAATACAAACCTTACTTGGGATTTGAACGGCGCGCAGCTTCGTGGTATGCCTCCGCTTTTAGCAGGATTAAAAACCTTGCAAGCTAATAACGAAGCTACAGAGGCAAAGCAAAAGACTTTCCAGAACGGAGGCGCAAAAGGTATTATTTCTCCAAATATTACTAATCCTGAGTTTTGGCCGTCTCCAGAGCAAAGAGCCAAAATGGATGAGAGAATAGATGAGCGTATTAATGGAAATAAAAACATTAATAAAATTGTCGCTTCCTCTATTCCTTTAAAATACGATGCCATTGGTTTGTCTCCGGTAGCAATGGACATTATTAATTCCCAAAATATGGACTTGCAAACGCTTTGCGGACTTTGGGGAGTTAATCCAGTACTATTTAGCTCAAACGCTACCTATGCAAATTTAGAATATGCTCAGAAATCTTTAGTTACTGACGTACTTATGCCTCAATTACAAATGATTGAGGAAAAGATGACGGAATTTATTGCCAAGTCTTACGGAATGCAGTACGTTATTGATTTTGATATTTCTAGCTATTCAGAACTCCAGCCAGATGTAAAGGTGATTCTTGAAACGTACGGTAAATCACCGTACTTTACTGGTAACGAAGTCAGAAGCTTATTGAACTGGCACGCTAGCGAAGACCCTGCAATGGACATTCATTGGATACCTTCAGGCCTTGTACCTAGCGAAGAGGCTTTGGGCAACTTACCTGCGGACTTTGTAGATTTCCAAGCCTAAGAAATGAAAAAGTTAAATTACTCCAAATTAAGGCGGTCAGCACAAGCAGACCTTCGCAAATATGAACGCATTGGAGTAAGAATATTTACAGAGGCTTTAAAATTACAAGCAGTTCCTAATCCTTCTTATTTGCCTATGCAAAAGGCATATATTGATTTTTATACCGCAGTTTTTATTGATTCAGCTAAAAAAGAATTTAATCGCATAAGGCAAGACAATAAAGAAAAGGCATTTGTGCCAGATGATTTTTTTTTAGCTACTTGGAAGGAATGGATTAAAGAATGGGTACTTACCAATTTGGGAACTTTAATTTTTGATGTTACAGAAACAACTAGAGCAAAAGTTCAAATAATTTTAGCGCAAGCAATTACAGATGGATTAAATCCTTTTCAGATAGAGGAGCTTTTATTGGCTTTGATCCCTGATATCAAAAGAGCTAGAGCTATAGCTAGAACAGAATCAACACGCGCTTACAATGTAGGTAAAAAGAAATCTGCGGAGGAATGGGCAAACCAAACAGGTGTAAACTTGTGGAAAATTTGGATTCACGGTGGAGCAAAAGAGCCAAGGTTTCAACATATACAAGCTCAAAACAAACCAATCCCTGCAAATGCTTTTTTTCAGTTTACCAATAAAAATACTGAGCAAGTATTTATGGATAAACCTGGAGATATTAACGGAACGGCTGAGCAAACAGTAAATTGCTCTTGCGTTGTAGTTTATATTTCTGAAAGTTACGCTAGAAGAAACTTCCCGGATGCCTTCATTATCTAGCCTTTGTTTGGTAATTTTTTTTATTTGTATATTTGCTTAAACAAATAAGCTAAATGGCTGAAGAAAACGCAAAGAGCTATTCAGATTATCCAGAGGCGGTAAAGAATAACGCAAGACGCGTTTTAAAATACGTTGAGGAAAATGGCTGGGGACCTTGCGGAACGCCAGTAGGTAAGCAAAGAGCTAATCAACTTGCAAATGGTGAGCCGATTAGCTTGGATACTATTAAAAGAATGTATTCCTACCTTACAAGGCACGAAGTAGATTTGCAAAGCTCTACTTCATACGCAGATGGCTGCGGGCTTTTAATGTATGATGCTTGGGGAGGAAAGGCTGGTTTAGTTTGGAGTAAAAGAAAGCTTAAGGAATTAGGCGAAATAAAAGAAAATAACGCGACAATGATATTAAAAGGACTTAATCAGGGATTTGCCGATAGCGATATGAAGCAAGGGATTGTTTCTGGCTATTTTGCCGTTTTTGGTAACAAAGATTTATACGGTGATGTAATTGAGCCAGGAGCATTTACTAAGACAATTCAAGAGCGCGGCCCAGCTGGAAAGCAGTTAATTAAATATCTTTTGGATCACGATAAAAATAAAGTTGTCGCAAAAATTACTAACCTACACGAAGACCAGAAAGGTCTAAGATATGAGGCTAAGATTGGCAGTCACGCGGCTGGTCAGGATTTCCAAAAAATGATTGAATCGGAATTGATAAACCAGCATTCATTTGGATTCCGTACAATTAAGGAAATGTATGACGATCAAGCTAAAGCCAACTTGATTAAAGAGGTAATGATGTACGAAGGATCAGCGGTGCAATTCTTAGGAGCTAATCCAGAAACTACCTTTATTGACCTTAAAAGCGAGGCGGATGCGTTTGAGTACCTTACAAGACTAGAAAAGTTTGTAAAGACTTCAGATGCAACCGACGAAACACTTGAGAAATTAGAAAATCAACTAAAATCACTTTTGGAAATGCTAAAGCCAGCCGAAGCTACTTTGGAAAATACGAAAGCCGTGGAAGTTGAAACGCTAACTATAAACGAACTAAAAAAAGAACTTGAAAAATGGAAAATCTAACGATCGATGCCGTTAAGGCGGTAATCGCAGAGGCTGGCGAAGCTTTAAAGGCAAAGGCTAGCAATGCAGAAGTAAAAGCCAATGAGGCTTTTGAAAAAGCTGAAGCTTTGTTGAAATCTTTTGACAATGTAGTAAGCAAAGAAGAGGCTGCAGAAATGCAAAAGCAACTAGACAAATTGGATATTGCTTTGCAAAAGAGTGCAGTTGAAAAAGAGGTAAGCGCTGAAGATTTTAAGAGCGCTTTTATTAAGGCTTATGCGCCTGTAAAAGCTGAAATCGAGAGACTTAAAAATGAGCCTAACGCTCGTTTGAAAGCTCCTTTGGTTTTTGAAATTAATGAGAAAGCAGTAGGAACTATCACTTTGGCTTCTACCATTGCTAACGCTAACTCTAGCGGACAAGTAACTATTTCTGAGTTTACTGGGGTTGTTTCTCCAATAAGACAAAGAATCCTTACTTACCTTTCTAATGTTTCTGTAGGTGGTATCGGAACTCAATACGCAGTATGGGTTGAAGAATATGACCAAGAAGGAACTCCAGTAATGATCGGCGAAGGTGTTGAGAAAACTCAAATCGACGTTCAATACAAAGAGCAGAGAGCTAAAGTTGAAAAGATTGGTGTTCATATGAAGGTTTCTATGGAAATGCTTGAGGATGCCGCTTACTTGGCTTCTTATATCCAATCTAATGGCGTTAAGCGTGTTGAGACTGTAATTGAAAACCAGTTGTTTACTGGAAACGGTACTTCTCCACAACTTGCTGGATTGCTTTCTAAGTCAACTACATTCACCGGAGCTTCTATGGCTGGCGGTGTTGAGTCTGCTACCAACTGGGATGTTATTCACGGAATTATCGCACAAGTTAACGCTGCTAATGGTGTTGCTAGCGCAGTATTCGTTGAGACTGGAGCTTATCACTTGATGCTTTCTGAGAAGGATTCTGATAAGCAATATATACTTCCTGCAGGCGTTACTTTCGACGCGCAAGGTGGAGTAAATGCTTGGGGTGTAAGAATTATCCCAACTAACGCTTTGACTGGAACTGCTGCCGATTTTGTAGGTGGTGACCTTTCAGTAATCAATGTACGTTTGAGAAGCGGATTGCAAGTAGCTATCGGAGAGTCTGGCGATGACTTCATTGACAACTTGAAGACTGTAAGAATCGAGCAGCGCTTGGTACAATTCGTATCCGCTAACGATACTCCAGTATTGGTTAAAGGAACTTTCGCAGCTGCGAAGGCTCTTCTTGAGACTACCTAATATTTTATAGGTGTTTAATTTGGTTAAAAGGGGAAGCATTTTGCTTCCCTTTTTTATTACAAATACTTGGGAATCACTATAGAAAAAAATATTTATTACTTTTAAAGAAAAAAACGATGGCTGAATTTACAATGTGTAAACCTCAAAGGTGTAAGCTAAAAATTTCTTGCGAAAGGTATTTGGCTAAACCAAGCGAAATGCAAGTTTATTTTGACAAAGAGCCTAGTAATGAAAATGGGACTTTTTGCCAAATGTATTTTAAAAAGAATTGTAAAACCTGTGGTGAAATATGACATTTACTGAAGAAGAATTTTTGCAAGCTGAATTAAATGATTTTAAGCTTACTATAGATAATCAAGATTTTGTAGCTTTAGCCAAAGAGGTTGCAGAATATTGCAAGAAATTTAAACCAGAAAGCGTTTTGGATTATGGTTGTGGAACTGGCGTTTATTCTGAAATATTTAGACAAGAAGGATTTAATATTATTGGCCAGGATAAATTCAAAAGCCATAGGGATTATTGCAAAGAAAATTATCCAGATTTAAAAGTTTATCAAAAGCCAAGACAAGCAGAATTAATGCTTTGGATCGAAGTTGCCGAGCATATGACTGACAACGAAATAAACAAAGCATTGGAAGCCGTTTTTCCTAAAGTTATTTTATTTTCCTCCACGCCTAATAAAACGCCTTGGGATGCCGATTGGGGCCACATAAACATTAAAACAGAAAAGGATTGGATTGCTATGTTTAAAGGTTTAGGCTATAAGCTAATCGAAAAACCTAAAACTCCTACTTTATGGGCATTGACGTTCCAAAAAATCTAATTTACTTTATTTACTATGGAGGTAAAATAACGCATTACCATAGGCTTAATTTAAAGCTATTATCAAAGTATTGGAGCGTTTTTAATGGCAAAAAGGTGGTAAAGGTTGCCATTGATGGAAGAGCGTTTCTAGAGCCTTTAAAATCGCTTTTACCAAAGGATTGCCAAATTGAATTGGTAGAAAATAATCGCACTTTTGGTGAAGCTGCCCATTTTTTAGATTCATTAAATAGGATCAAAGATGGGATAACTTTTTACGCACATTGTAAAGGCGTTTCTAGACCTATTTGGAACGGCTTAGACCTTTGGATTGAGCATAGCTATAAGGGTAATTTGGAAACGATTCCAGACCTTTCTAATAAGCTATTTTCAGGAGTTTGTGGAAAGCTTTTGCCTTGTCCTCCATACGTTCCTCAAGACTTCCATTATTCAGGCTCTTTTTATTGGTTTAATACAGAGAAAGTAAAAGCTAGATTGGGTAAATATGAAATGAATAGATATTTAACGGAACGCTTTCCAGGTATGATCGCAAATAAAAGCGAATGCCTATTTAATTATCCTTATTCAGATAAGAATTTAAACTTTTACGACGAAAAAACGTGGGCCAGACTTTAAAGATATTTTATTCAAACCCTTTCGACTTAAATAAAAATATAGGGAAAGCCTATAACGAATATTTGAGTACATTAAATGCTCAAGACGATGACTGGATAGTAATGCAGGATGGTGACATTTTGTATTTGACGGCTGATTGGGGAAAAAGAATTTATGATGCTTTGGCTTTAGATGGAGATAAATTTGGTTTAGTAAGTTGTTACACTAACAGATTGAGAGCAAAGCACCAATTACATAAAAATGAGTTTAGCTATGATCTAAACGTGCGAAATCATTACGAAATATCTTTAAATTACCAAGGCGAAGGAATACAAGAAATAAAGCAGTACGTTGCTGGCTTTTTTATGGCCTTTCAGTACAAGACTTGGAAACGAATTAAGTTTGTTGAAAATAGCGTTGCCTTTGATTCTTTGTTTTCTATGCGAGTTAAGGAGATAGGTCTAAAGATTGGATTAATTCGCTCTTTGTATGTATTTCACGGATACAGGCTTTGGTCAGATGTGGAGCCGTGGAATGATAAAAAACATTTACTAAAATAAATAGTATCTTTATGATAAAATTATTGGT